ATAAATCTCTACGTAAGTGGAAGTGTTAACATGGCAAAATTAAAGAAAGCTCAAAGCGGTACTTATATTACTACTAAATCTGGAAGAGTTGGTAGAACTTATGGAACAGGTAGTCCTTATGTATCAATGGATACTACAGGATACGGTAAAGGAAAAGAAAACTTTGAATTAAAAAGCAGTGGTCCTGCTGGCACATCTTCTACAACCATTAAAAGAAAAGATGTACCAGCAAAAATAAAAGAATTCCAGAAAGGAGCATCCGCTAAAGCAAAGTTAAAAGCAGGTGGTATGATTAAACGTGCTGATGGTTCTACATCACAACGCGGATTATGGGATAACTTGAGAAGCAAAGCTGCTCAGAACAAAAAGACTGGTGCTAAACCTAAAGCTCCTACTAAGGCAATGTTGTCTCAAGAGAAAAAAATCAAAAGTAAAGGAAAATGATACTAGCTATTAGTGATGATTGTAAACAAAAGTATTTCTCTGAAAAGAAAAGGGGAGGAGTCATTTACAAAATTACTAATCAGATAGATGGTAAGTTTTATATAGGCAGTACAAACAACCTGATAAAAAGATACTATACTCATATTCATGACATACGTTCTAATAAAAACACTTGTGTTAAACTAATTAGAGCAGTTAATAAACATGGAGAAGATAACTTTAAGTTTGAGATTGTTTGTGAATGTCTTACTGATGATATTCTTAGAACTGAACAAACATATATAGACAGTCTTGATCCTCATTATAACATTGCTAAGATTGCTGGTAGTAATCTTGGTATAAAGAGAACTGAAGAAGTCAAACTGAAGAAGTCAGTTTCTCAAAAGGACAACTGGAAAGATGAGAGTTATAGAACTAAACATCTAGAAAACTTATCAAAGAACTGGAAAACTGGTTCTAATCATAAAATGGCTAAACTTACAGAAGAACAAGTCATTGAGATTAAGAAACAACTATTAACTGGTCTTCTTCCTAAACAGGTTGCAGACAGTTTAGAAGTAAGTTATCACTCTGTGAAAGATATTCATAGAGGTAGAAGTTGGAAACATATTACAATATAACATCAGAGCTGCTAAAGGCTCAGGTAAGAAACCTACAGCTGCTATGTTAAAGCAGGAAAAGAAAATTAAAGCTCAATCTAAAAAGAAATAATATTATGGCAAAGAAATTAATTAAGAAAGCCCAAGAAGGTACTGAACTTAGAAAAGGTCAATACAAAAGAATTGGCAGAATTTCAGAAAAAAATCCTGAAAGAGCTATGCGAGTAGCTGATCGTATGAATACACGAGCTAGTCGTGTAGATCGTGGAAAAGAGATTGCAAGTCCTTCTAAGATGGAAAGAAATCCTATGAATGAAATGCGACAAGAAATGCTACAATCAGAAAGAAAGAATGAAAGAATGAAAGATACAATAAAAAATACAATGAAAAAAGGTGGTGTAGTTAAAAAGAAAATGCAATCAGGTGGTACTTTAAAAACACCTGCTGCTGATCAAAAAGGTTTAAAGAAACTTCCTACACCTGTAAGAAACAAAATGGGTTTTAAGAAAATGGGTGGTTCACTATCTAAAAAGAAATAATAATGAAAAAGAAAATGCAATCAGGTGGCAGTCTTTCAGGATTAAAAGCTTCTACAAAACGTGTTGGACCTGTAGATCCTAAAGGTGCTTACACTAAGGTACAAGAGAAAACTTTAGCAGGTGCTAAAGGTAAAGCTTCTCTAAAGAAAGATAAGCAATTAGGGGCAACTAAAATGTCTAAAAAGAAATAATCATGATTCAGACTAAAACAAAAACAAAAAAACCAGCACCACTAAAAGGAAGACCAATGGGTGGTAAAATTGGTGAGTTTCAGGATATGATAGATAAAGCTAAGCGTGGTGATCGCCAAGCTGAAGCAGATCTTAAATTAGAAAGAGCGAAGCTTAAAACATTTGGTGAAGGTCCTGGTGCTGGTGCATCTGGTGCAATGCCTCAACCTAAGAAGAAAATGGGTGGTGCTATCAAGAAGAAGATGCAAATGGGTGGTAAGATGGATAAATCTAAACCATATCCTGCTCCTAAACCTAAGGGTGCTTCTGTTAAGAAAGCTCAAATGGGTGCAACTATGACTGCTGCTCCTATGATGATGAAGAAGGGTGGTTCTATGAAGAAATGTAAGTATGGCTGCAAGTAATATGACTGCTGGTAAAGCTAAGAAATCTGGCAAGCCACGTAAAGCACCAAAGGTAAAGAACCCTGCACCTGATAAGCCTTTCATGAGAGAGGCTGATAATATGAAACGATTAAAAAGTCCTATGGCTCCAATGAAGCAGAAGAGACTATCAAAATAATAATTTGTTTTTCATTTTTGTGTTTTTAATCTAAGTAAAAAGGAGACCATTGGCCTCCTTTTTCTTTTTAATAAAATACGTGTGAATATTTACTATGATCTCCCCAATAAGGGTCTGTAGCAGATAGATTATCTTTTCTATAGACATTATAATGAGATGTGAAATGAGATCCATGATTAATATGAATAGCTCTGTTCTTACACACCCATTGTTCTCTAGGAATGGTTTGAGGTTCAATCATTCCACTATTGGTTACTAGTGCATTAGCTAAGATTGATTCACAGTGAGCAATAGCATCATCAAAGTGCATTGTCATCTGATGAAATGGTTCATCATCTTGTCCTCTAGTTTGCCATCCTTTTTTAATAATTCCTCCGTAGTTCATATTTGTTATCACACTTCCTTTGGGAAAATCTGGATAATCAAAATATCCTTCTGGATATAGAACATCATGCTCTAAGAATGATACATACTTGTAATCATGTATTTGTCTAGCTGCATACAATAGTTGCATGATTTGTAGAAGTTGATTCAAGTGTGATCCTGTCTTTGTCCAAGCAATGTATTCCATGAATGGATTTTCAGGCTCATGATTCCACATACAAGTGAGAATATCAGCCTTTCCTTCAGATGCAGTCTTAATACTCTTTAACGAAGCTCTTATAGCAGGATAAACTAATGAATTATGATTGTTAGAATAGAATATTCCAAGCTTTTCATGATTAGTAGCTGGATAAACTAATAAGTCTCCTTCTTTTACAGTGAGTGTTTTATCATCTACTGTTACAACTAAATATTTAACTTGTCCCATTGCAGGATCTCCTATAATATCATTAGTTGCACGTACAATTAAACGATCATCTTTGATCTTACTTGTAATCTGAGCAGTACAATCTACTCCACCATATGTAGCTTTAGTTATATTCATCGTTTTGCATGCATGATTCCCATGATGTTTGTATCTGTAACAAACCAACCAAATTGATTTATAGCAAATATATTAAAACCAAACTCTGGAAGTTTTCTTTCTAGTATTTCTTTACACTCTGGATTATGATATTCTATAGCAAGTTCTTCAACAGATGAGAAGTGCTTAGGTGTCATTTCATTTAATACAGACTCATATCCTTCAATATCCATCTTGATAACTTGAGGACGATATGTTTCTAATAACTCAATCATATCATCTTTGTTCATGATTGCTTTACATACAAACTCATGTTCTGGATAAACCTCTTTAAGTTTATCAACTTCTCCACAAGAAACATCAACTCCAATAATCTTAGATGCACCTCTAGATAGAAAGTATTCAGGTGTGGACTGGAAGGGTTGAAACAACCAGCCACATCCTAAATCTAATACTATCTTGTTGTGCACGTCCGTTACGTCACTCCAGTGCTCTAACGGATCTTCGCTGTGTACAACTTTAGTTACCATACTAAGATGACATCAAATGGTGATACTAATAACTTATTTTCTCCAGCAATAGGAATCACTGGTGATTTCTGTAGAGATGATGGATCTACTAAAATCTCATCACCTGGTTTGATGTCTGTAACAAGATCACCTACAGCGTATACAGTAAGCTTGTTAAGTTTCTGCATCATCTCTTTCTCAAGAGCTTCTTTTGTATTCTCGTCTACAATAAGTTTACCTTCTTCTTTCTTAGGAAGGTCTAGTAACAATCTGTTACCACGTAGTTGTTTAAAGCTATTCATTGCCTGTTTCATTTACTGTTCTTTGAAAACGTATAATATCTTCACCTTTTAAATAAATTTCTGATTGGTATACATCACGCTTACGTGTTACGCCAGTCATCTTATTGGTCTTAGGATTGATGTTAGGTGTCTCTACGACACGC